TTTACCTGCCTGGCGCGATGTGTTAACAATAACGTTACGAGTTTTTTCTGATTTTTTTATGATTTCTTTTTGATAGTCGTATAACTCAATAGGTATCAAACCATGGTCGACATGAACAATTTGAATATACTTCTCAGCAAAATATTGGATATCATCTGAACATTTTATATATTCTTCCATAAGCTCTGGCGTCCAAGATATTTGAACATTCTTTTTCTTTAAAAGAGAATTACCGTTATATCCAATACTACTCATATGAAGAACCTAGTTTACCTTTGATTAATTGTTGAAATTCTGATGTACTTCCAACAAAATTAAGAGTGTTATTTACTTGAGTTGTTTCTTCTTCTTTCTTTACTAACTCTTTCTTGAGCTTAGAAATATTTAATAAATCTTTATTTGCATTTGTAAGGCTGTTAATAAGCGTTGAAACAACTTCGTAAGCTCTTGGATGTTGTGATTGTTGTGCTACATTGACAATTTCTTCAAGGGCTAAAGAACCTTGCTCAATGGTAGAATAAAGATTATTTCTTACATAATCAAAATCTTTTTCAACAAGATCATCTGTTGACTTTGTTGATGTAATAATTTCTTGCTTTTCATTATCTACAATTTCAAGAGCATTTAAGATGTCTTCTTTTTTCATTTTATAAATCCTCAATGATTACTACATATTCCCAGTCATCGTCATAGTTTATATCACTCCAATGCACAGCTGAGTTAGCAATCAGAGCTGGATACACGCGTACACGCTCTGTAGCAGTGTCTGACCAAGATCCATTTGCAACATCAGTGTAAAAATTAGTATTAGCAAATTTTATAACTGCTTTATTTGTCGTTGGCCCGAAATAATATCCTTTTAAAGTAAAGGTAAGATTCCAAATTACTGCTCGCCGATCAGTAAAGTTTCCTTCATATACTTCTTCATTTGTAACTGAATTCAAAACAATTGGAATATCAAAATATTCATTAGGAAGAGCATCAATGACTGCGACACTCGGTGTCCATTCTGGAGTAAAGAATGGTAAAATATTCTCCAATATTTTTGTAGCATCTTCAGAATATTTGGCATAGATACTAAGCTGAAAATCTAGGTTGTACGGAGTCGGGACAAACTGCGACAAATACGACTGATCATTGCTTGTTCGAGGTGCAGTATTTCTTGTTGTCCTAGTAAGTTTGCGCTCTGGATCATATGTCATAGCCGTCATTTCAAATGACATTCTAGGAAGAGTTACTGCTGTTGGTTGATCTAGATCTGGATCTTCTTGAATCCGCGCAAGAAACTTTTGCCGGGGTCCGTAAGATATAGGGACCATAAACTCTTTTTGAGTTACGTCATTATTATCAACTCTAGTGATTTTGATGTCATTGAAACAGGTACCGAACACTGAGATATATCTTCGCGTCGTACCCCAGTAAAAAGAATGTCCAAACAAATCGTTACTCCAAAATCTTATATATATAAATAATGTTATAGGTCGCGGGATTGCCCTCCCCACCTATTCTAGGTCAAACAAAAAGAAAGGACCCAGCTTATGTCTATTTATATTCCTTATACTTATCTCGTTGGTTGGTCAAACCTCGGTGAATACTATTATGGTGTTCGGTATGCAAAGGGGTGTCATCCAAATGATCTTTGGTCTAAATATTTCACCTCTTCTCAAAACGTAAAAAACTATCGAGAACAATATGGCGAGCCAGATATCATCCAGATCCGGCGAACATTTACTAATGCGAATGATGCTATCGCTTGGGAAGCAAAAGTTCTGCAAAGAATGAAACTTCATCTACATGAAAACTTTCTAAATCTATGTGTTTATCCTGCTGTGTCGCCTGAAGTTATGAAAAAAAGAACTTCTTGGAATAAAGGTAAAACCGGATTATATACTGCTTCTGAAGAGACTAAACGAAAGATAGGTGAAGCACATAAAGGCAAACCAAAACCTGCAACTTCAAAAGCTTTGAAAGGAAATAAAAATACTAGTGGTTGGAAATGGTATCATAATGGTGAAAAATCTATACTGATACGTCCAAATGAACAACCACCATTAGGTTATATAAAAGGACGATTAGATACATTACACGGCAAAACAAAAGGCAAAACATATTCTGAAGAGACTAAGCGAAGGATGAGTGAAGCGGCTATAGCAAGATCTAAACAAAGACTTTGTTGCATAACTTGCCAAAAAGAACTTCCTGTCAATAGTTTAGCGTCGCATAATAGATTTTGTTTTTAGATTTTATTCCTTGAAGAGCTTAGTAGCTATTATAACACATTCTGAGAAGTTGTAAACCCCATATTGGGAAAAAAATCACTAAGAGGGCTTCTGCTCTTCTTCATATTCTTTTAGTTTGACTCGTACATATTCTTCTATTTGGTCTTCACGAATATAACCTCGAGCATATAAATCATATGCGATTTTATATGCTGTAAACTCGTCTCTTCTCATAACTCGTTACCAATCGTTGTCAAGCTCAAAAGGAGTAGATTCTGATTTGTCGATAATCGTCGAGTTAGCAGCAGTCTGGATTGTTAAGTTGTCTGCAAATGGATCTTGAGCTTCAATAAATGCCATAGTAGTATTACTAGTAGTTTCATAATACTGATAAAGATCATCAATCTCTGGTACACCAGTAGCAAATGTTTCATTAGAATATTCAAAGAGTTCTACGCGAAGATCATAAGCTTGTAGTGACCCTAACTGATAAAATCCCAATGTTGTTTCATGCTCGACATGCGTGATCTCGAACATCTTATTTGTCAATGGAAAGTAGATTAAATCACCCTCGTTTGGTCTTTCATCAGCAGTGTATTGAGTTACATCAAGCTCAAAAACTCTTCTCGCAAGAGTAAGTGTCATCTCATCACGAATCTGCAGGCCAAACTTAGATAAGAAATCGCCTTCTCCTTCAAATCCATCCACATTCTTAATATACATTTCAACGAAATATGCTGAAGTAAATTCTGAAAGATCGTCCTCATTTAAAAGATCATCAGTAGCTACAAGAGTTCTTGGAATAAACCATACATCATGGCCATAAATTCGAATGCTTTCTATGACTAAGTCTTCAATAAGAGTCTGCTCCATAGAGTTTTCAAAATTATTGAAAAAAACATTAGTTGCCATTAATTAATCCTTTTACAATTCAATTTATATTTTTCCGCTTGTAATCCATTTTAGAATTTTTTCTTCACTTGCTTCTATTTCGTGAAAAATTGATTTAAGTTTGGTATTGATTTTATTATAATGTAGTACCCAAGCAGAATTAAATTTTACCATATCCTCTGTGCCTTGTTGGGGATATTTCGCTGCTTCTAGTCTAGGTAGCCAAACATTGTTAATGAAATTATAGAAATATTCTAATCCTTTTGATCGAATATTTTGTAATAATGCAAAATATAATATACTTCGTTTATATTTTGAGATCATCCATTCAAATTCTCTAGCCCAATCCTCAATTTCTACTGGATTAACTTCATTCTCTTTTCTTGGATTTAAATTTCTATATCCACTTGGCACCTTTGGAGCAAAAAGTGCTTTTGAAAGTTTGGCTTCTTCTTCTAAAAAATCTGAAAAAGTTATTAAATTGATACTCATTTATCATACTTCTTTAGGCAAATCATATTTCTTAAGTTCTTTTTTCATATCTTCATGAGATCTACCATATCCATATCGATAACATCTATTCACGCAAGAAGCACAATTCAAAAGTTCTTCAACAGATTCATAAGATTTCCAAGTATTATCGGTCATTTTTTGCTTTCAAATCTCTTAAAAACTTTTTCTGTGCAATAACGTCTTGTTGAATCTCATCCAGTTGAACTCGAAGAGCTGTTGGAACAACAATTTGCTTTGCTTCAAGTTCAGCAATTCTACTCAATGTATCTCGAAGATCACTTCTTAGAAGAGAAAGATGTAGTTGTTCTGCACGAAACTTATTCTCTGAAATCGAAAGTTCAGCCGCTTTTAATTCAGATATCCATGCCCATCTTGGTACATTCAATCCAATTGAAGCAGC